TGGCGGAGAAACTCCAACACGAGCCACATTGGCCCTGGTCCTTGACGCCCGTAACCGCCCCCGTTTCGGACCAATCGACCTCCTTAGGTAGACTCGCGGTCGCCGGCAGCTCCAGACGTTCGAACCATTCCGACGAGCGTTTGAAGGCGAACTTCTCATACACATAATCGATTCCCCACAAATACTTCCGAAAATCGTCGGAATCGAATCCGGAAAACTGGTTGTGACCCAGCTTATAGGTCGTGTTCTGCGAATTGAACTCTTCGATATATCGGTCATTATAGGCCCATTTCTTATACACCTGATAGGCGTGGTCATCCCCCATATATTGCATTTTGAACTCCCGTGACCAATCCATGAATCGGTCATATAGAGGAGTATTGAATGCGGAGCATAGAGAAATCATAGTAGCAGCGATTATAATACGAAACATTCCGTTATATCATATTCCCACATATTTTTATATCGGTTCAATTTTACAGTTTATCTTGGGAATTCACAATTCCAATGCGGATTTTTCGGCGACTAAGATATTCATCTGTAAAGACATATAATCGAAAATCGTATATTTGACCAATAACAATGGTGGGCGCGGTCGACTCCAATACATCCACCTTGCCAATATAATTCAAATCGGCTAAATAAACCAAGAAGGATTGTTTATAGGTGTCGAATATAGTGCCCCTATAAGTACGCTCGGGTAATAATCCCGAGCCAATAACACGATGTAATAGGTCACATTCGGTCTGTATTTTCCGTATGTTTTTTGCCGCGACATTGATATAATCAATCTCTCTCGTCCAGTTTTCTAAGAACCGTGCACCATTTGCCGAAATCTTGGTAAAAAGCCCCATATGAATACATATAGCGGTCTGATTTAGGACATCAACTAAACGTCGAATCGGACTCGTTATATGAATATACGAATCTAGTCCAAGGGTGGCGTGGTTACGGGACTCGGGTTCGGCGCTATAGACCACATAATGGCTCGTCGTATTTCGCCACCGGTTTAACATTTGCAATACTTCATTGTTATTGGTTTCCTGGGGGGTGACTGAGTGGTCCTCCTGCACGGCGCGAAAAATGCCGAAATGATTGGCGGCCATATATTTAGCGCAATTGGCATTCATTTGTATCATCCAAAAGGCGACCATTTCGTGACTGTCCGAGATATTGCCGTCCATTTTCTTAGTAATATCGAATAATTGGCGGTAATACGTGTCCCGTTGGAGCATATTAGGGTCATCGTAATCGTAATTCTTGGAAACGGTGATGACCGCATTTTTGTATAGGGGGTCGCCTAAGATGCGTCCATGGGGGTCTACTGTGATTTCCATGCAAAATACGGGTCGGCGTTTTCCCTCTAATAGACTACACCAATTATCGGATAATTGTGGTGGGAGCATGGTATAACGTTTATTGGGTAAATAGACCGTAGATACGCGTCTACTAAGGACGTCCCATATACCAAGTGTTTCGAGCCACATGGCGACGTGAGCAATATATATGGTTATACGAAAACCGTTGTCCAAGGGTTCGATACTAAATGCGTCGTCGAGGTCCGTACTCCCCTTCGGGTCAATTGTGAAAATAAAGGGGCTAAGATAGGACCCGGACCCGGACCCGGACCCGGAACCAGACCCGATACATGTCTTGGACAATAAAGAAAATCGCGTGTCCTTTTCCATATTCACTATACAATCATCATCCCCCCTTTTATGCAGCCGGAGTCGATTGTTGAGTGGATTGAGCGAATGATTCAAGTATCGCGAGTAGAGTTGATATTCTTGGAAGGCATCGGTCGAATCCACGTCACCCAAGACTTCGCTCAATATACCATAGGGGTGTTTATAGTCCCAGTGGTGATATTTAAAGACGACATATTTGTTTTTAAATATCTTGGAAAACTCGACCTTTATTTCGTAGGGTACGAGGAACGAAGGGAGATGTTTATCATAGGGAATACATTTGTATAAGAGCCGCTTTTTATTATCGGAACGACCATACGTACGATTCCCCTCTAAGATGAGGACACCGGCAATATAGGGCAATTCGCGAAAGGGGGACGAAACGAGTTCGACGCATTCATCGGCATTTAGTCGGAAAATATCGCAATCAAATAATTTGGCCTGTATAGGGGAAACGGGGCAGTCGACGAATAGGTCGGGGCCCACTGATATAAACTGATATGACGTGTATTCGCGGTCTTGAATAAGAACCTGTATAGGGGGCGGACGTTCCACTATAGAATCCATCTTAGTATTATTGTATTTTAGCGATATATTTTTATATTATTTCGCAATCGTCTTACCACGTGAGAACATATAATTTTATCGGATAATCAACGTCGACGAAGATATTGTTGCGTTCGAAAGTCGCCTTTTTCCGCGAAATATCGAACCAGGACGAATTATCCAACATTTCTTTGACAGTTACTATAGAATATCCTTGGAACTTGCCCATTGAGACGAATTCGTGTTTGACTATTTCGAAATATTCCACCTCTTTTTTCAAATCGTGATATTCGTCTAGGGGGACCTCGCGATAGAGCGCCTTTTCCTTTTCAAACCTATCCATGGTGCGCAAATCCTTCACTTTTGCTAAGATACGGTTCATCTTCCGTTCCATCTCGATTTTCTTACCGGGCATATAAAAGTGGGTTTCGGACAATTGGCGGGCGAGACCTTCGACTGATTCGAGGACCCGTTCGCGCTCAACTGGGTATAATATGATTGCCACCTTCGATAAAGTCAACTGGTTAATGTCGTTATACAACAATTCGACGGTATTTATAATGGCCGATTTTTGCATTTTCAGTGGTGGGGGATTTAGGGATATTATGGGAATTATCTTTATACGCATTTGTTGCCTATTATACTAAGGTTGCTGCAAATAATCATTGTATATTTTATATGGCCGCTCCGATAGAAGAAGAAGAAGAAATTATAGATTTTATATTATATGCCAGAGATAGACTATTACAGTCAGGTATACTTCAAGCTACAGAAACTTTTAAAAAACTATTTAGACAACGGGAATCCCGAAACGTATGTTTTGACCAATGTGTAACAGTATTCTCACCTAGGGGGAACACTACTATGGAATTGGATGAAATGGTTTGCTTTAGAGAAAATAACAAACCAAGACACATATACGGTCCTTTGCAAGTATCTACTTCGGGAACACATCATTACACAGAAGAAGATATAAACAGATTATGGAGTACGAAAGAAAGTCATAGGGCTAATAGAGAAAATCTCGATTCATTAACCAGACAATATGGACAAAAACCATATTATTGCGGTTATGCTGGCCAAAGTTTATCTGTTAAAGATTTTTTTGGCAATTGTATCATTTTTGGGGGATTAGCTATTGGAGTTTGTGCAGGTGCAAAAGCTATGAGAGTTCTTGGCGGAAAATCAAAACGTCCTGGCCTGAAAAAGGTACGTCGCACCAAGAAAACACGACGTACTAAGAAACGCACCACAAAATAAACACGTTTGATTCATATTTAACATATAACTAGGCAAGTTATATGTTGGAGACTATTTTAGCCAATATTACGCAAAATCGAAAGGGGGTAGAAATCGGCGGTCCATCGGGCACAGGCAAAGTTATTTATCAAAATGCATTCACTATGGACAATGTCATTTTTTCGTCAAATACGGTCTGGAGTAATCATACCGAAGAATACCATTATTATCACAATAAAAAGGGGCGCGTTTTTATTCACGATGCGGTCGATATTACATCTATTCAAAATGAAACATACGATTTCTGTTTTTCCTCCCATTCGCTCGAGCATATTGCCAATCCAATGAAAGCAATTGGCGAATGGCTAAGAATTTTAAAAGACGACGGACACATTATCATTATTGTTCCTGAAAAGTCGCGATGTTTTGACCATAAACGCGATTATTCGAAATTCGCCACATTATTGTCACAGTACGAGAAAAATGTGGGCGAGGACGATTTGTCGACACTGCCCGAAATACTGGCAAAACACGACCTTTCGATGGACTTACCGGCGGGCAATTTAGGCCAATTTACAAAACGCAGTTTAGACAACATTAATAATCGATGCCTACACCATTATGTCTATCAACCCAGCCTATTAAAAGAGATTGCGGATTACTTCAAATGCGAATTTGTTTATACCGAAACGCGATGGCTCGACATTTGGTTTATAATGAAGAAAACGACAAAAACGATATAAAATTATGTTTTGCGGGTATACTTTTTAACCCTCTTCTTATTAGGTCTTTTAGTAGCTTTTTTATTGCGTCTTTTACCTCCACGAGAACTTGGAATTATATCTTTTTTTATAATGTTAATACTATTATCACTACATCCATATACGATTTGACTGCTATCCTGACTAAATGACACTGAATTTACTCTACTTGAATGATGGATAGTATACACCAAATTCCCGTTATTAGCATTCCACACGTTTACTATTCCATAGTAATCACTAGATACGATATTTGTACTATCCGGGCTAAACGACACCGACAAAACATAGCTTTCATGCCCATTGAGGGTATTCACCACTGCCCCCGTGACGGCATCCCAGACCTTCACTGTCTTATCCTCAGAGCCAGATACGATTCGACTGCCATCCGGACTAAACGACACCGAGTTGACATAGCCAGTATGCCCCTCGAGAGTATTTACCACTGCCCCCGCGACGGAATCCCACACCTTCAATGTCTTATCGTCAGAGCCAGATATGATTCGACTGCCATCCGGACTAAACGACACCGAGTTGACATCGCCAGTATGCCCCTCGAGAGTATTTACCACTGCCCCTGTGTTTACATCCCACACCTTCACTGTCTTATCCCCAGAGCCAGATACGATTCGACTGCCATCTCGGCTAAACGACACCGATTTGACATAGTAAGTATGACCCACGAGGGTTTTCAGCAATGTCCCATTTTCCGCATCCCACACCTTCACTGTCGTATCGTCCGAGCCAGATATGATTCGACTGCCATCTCGGCTAAACGACACCGATTCGACAACTGTACCATGACCCACGAGAGTATTCACCACTGCCCCTGTTTTTACATCCCACACCTTCACTGTCTTATCCCAAGATCCAGATACGATTCGACTGCCATCCGGACTAAACGAGACCGAGTTAATTGGTTTGGGCGAGTTACTTGGTTTAGACAGGCGTATGAAAATTTTCCATTTTTCAATTTGTCTAGGTTTAAATATATTAAAAGCCATTTATATATACTAAATAAATATTTTTTATTCACAAAGACAAAAACCTCATCCAATTCCACACCAATTTCACCTGAAATAATTATCGATATGCATATTTAACAAAACTATATAAAATATTCGCAGATACGAATACTAGTGTAATATGAAACGCGCATATAAGAAATCGAAACCGTCCACTATACATAAAACCGCCATATCTAAATCGCGCAATTGCCCGCCAGATGCATTGTACTTAGTCATCGTAGAATCGCCATCGAAATGTGCGAAAATAGAGGCTTATTTAGGACCCCAATATCATTGTATTGCTTCCCGGGGGCATATTCGGGATTTAGGCGGTTTAAAGGGGGTCGACGTGAAGAACAATTTCACCCTCACCTTTCAAATATTGGAAGATAAACGCGAGTGGGTCGAGTCGATGCGCCATATTATACAACAATTTCCTAAGAATCGGATTATTTTGGCGACGGACAATGACCGCGAGGGGGAGGCAATTGCCTATCATATATGTGAAGTATTTGATTTACCAATCGCGACCACACCCCGCATTCTATTTAGCGAAATTACCAAGGCGGCATTGACAGAAGCCGTTGCCCATCCCACTACAATTAATATGCCCCTGGTCAATGCACAGAAAGCGAGACAGGTCTTAGATATTATCATCGGATTCAAAATATCGCCCCTTTTATGGAAATACATATATCATTCAAAATCGTCGGCCCTTTCGGCGGGTCGCGTGCAGACCCCCGTTCTTCGTCTCGTATACGATAATATGTTGGAAAAGGAGGCCGCCGATAAAAGGGGGGGCGAGCCGAAATACAAAACAACCGCCACTTTTTTGGAGGAGGGTGTCCGGTTCGACCTTTCGAAAGAGCACGATTCCCAAGAATCCGTCGTATCTTTCTTAGAAAAATCCATCGTATTTTCCCATCGACTTACTTTAGGCGAAAAGACATTGTCGAACCGGGCTCCGCCAAAACCCCTCAATACGTCGCGCCTCTTACAGGCCGCCCACAATCAACTCCATTATTCCCCTAAACAGACGATGCAATATGCGCAGGAGTTGTATCAGGCCGGATATATTACGTATATGCGAACCGAGAATACTAAATATGCGAGGGATTTCCTGAAATCCGTAGAGGGGCATCTTTTAGCCGATTTCGGCGACGACCGTTATTTAGGAAAAATCGACATCTTGGAAAATACCGATACAAACAATCCTCATGAGGCCATTCGACCGACCAGCATTGGTGTCAGGACACTCGAGTCGGGTAATAAGTCGGCCGCTCTATACCGACTAATTTGGAAAACCACGTTAGAGAGTTGTATGTCCGATGCCGTGTATCACACGTATCGGGTTTCTATCAGTGCCCCCGACGATTTGTCCTATACACACATCTTGGAAATCCCCCTCTTTTTAGGATGGAAGGCGTCTTCGACGCCGAAAACGGACGCCGCCGCCCATTTAGCGAAAATGGGGGGTCTCCTTTTTCATATACAAACCTTGGTAAAATCCGCCGCACCGATTCCCCCGAAATGCATCGAATCCGTTGTTACGGTGCATTCGAACCACCGGCACTATACCGAATCGTCTATTATACAAAAAATGGAGGAATTGGGCATTGGGAGACCATCTACGTATGCCCTCATGGTGGATACGGTGCAAGATAGGGGGTATGTGAAATGCCAAGATGTCGCGGGTAAGACGATACAATGTATTGATTATACAGTGCGAAATGGAATCTTAGAAAAAGCCACAACGACACGCACATTCGGAAACGAGCGCCAGCGTCTAGTCATTACACCGATGGGGAAGATTTGTATCGCCTTTCTAATACAGCATTTCGATGCCCTGTTTTCTTATGATTATACAGAGAAGATGGAAAAGGATTTAGACAAAATCGCCGAGACCCAGGATACGGTGATTCAATGGTATGAATATTGCGGGAAATATTGGGGGGACGTTGTACAACAAATCGCGCCGATTTCCAAGATACATCGCGAAACGTATCCTTTAGACGAATCCCATATATTACAATTCCAGTCATTCGGTCCGGCAATAAAGCGGACATTGATAGGCGGGGGCGTCGAATATCTGCCAGTGAAAAAGACAGTGGATTTGGATATAGAGCGCTTAAAGTCGGGGGGATATACTTTAGCGGATTTGGCGGAATTCGAAACGCCCCTCTTAGGAAAATACCAAGATTTGGATGTATTTGTCCGGGTGGGTGAATTCGGACCCTATATCGAATGGGGGGATAAAAAGAAGAGTATTCGCGATATTGAAATTCCCCTAAATCAATTATGTTTAGACGACGTATTGGAAATCTTAGAAACGAAGGATGTAAATGCGATGGACGACGCCCCTTTTTGTGATGTACATCCGATAAACGCCAATACCAACATATTGCGCGTCGTAGACGAACACCGGAGTATTCGCGGTGGCAAATTCGGTCCCTATATTTACTATAAGACGGATTCGATGAAATCCCCCACATTTATCACCTTGAAACGATTTCCCGGTGATTTCCGAACATGTGAGAAGGACGCCATATATGAATGGATTAATAGGACCGAGGATAAGCCGAAAACGCGGGGTAAAAAGACGGCGTGAAATACAATATAATAAAAATCGTTATAGTAATTATTTCCACTATAACGATTATCCATTTAGCCGTACAGATTGGAAAATCGAGATTAATAATTAGCCAACGTTATTATATATGTCTAAATCGGTGAAAACCCCACCATTACATCGTTCCACGCCCCCGAAGGGGGTGAAACAAATGAAAGGGGGCGGTACATTAACCTCTATGGCATTTTATGTCATATCTTTTGTATTATACGTTCTTTGTTTTACGAGTATGTTCAAACCCCATTTAGAAATAGTGGGGTTCGGTCTCTTGATTGCACTCCACATAATACTCTCATTCTCGGTAATATACCGCTTATTTTATAATAAATCGGGTGACTATGACGCAGAGGAAAAGCCATATGCGGGCAATTTTTTCAATATATGCCGTATTTTTTGGGATAAATATTTTTATGGGGGAGACATCGGCGTCTTCATATACACCATCAGTAATATGGTTATTATCATATTAACCGGCATTTTCATAGCACAATACGATGTCAAACTATTGGACGCCATTTTCGGATTCTTTTCTTTATCCGTCGTATGTTCGATATTCATTACCATAATGCATCGCAAGGAAAATAATCCTCAGCGGGATTTATTAGTGGACTTGTATAATTGGATTAAAACACTCATTGCCGGGGGCATAATGCCATTTGTCATATTTTCTTGGGTCGGTTGGCTTTTCTTTTATATTCCCTTTTTTGTGGTGAATGAATGCAGACGTATGTTGCAAATGGACGGACCATTCAAATATCATACCCATATACCAAAGGTCATTGGTGTCGGCATCATCCTATTGTCGGTCGCATTTATTATGTTTATGATCA